GGTTGAAAAACAATAAACTTTGCGTCTTTATCAATGTTTCTATAAGCTTCTAAGATTTGTCTAGCTTTAGAGAGACGATCAATCGCATCGTTTATAGTGTCATGAATTACTTTGTCGTTCTGGCCTTCCTGTAGATCATATAATGCTCCTTCTAAATTACCATCTACGCCGTAGTCAACGAAAATACTAGGATCATCTTCACTTCTTTGTAGTGAAGGAAAAAGTAGGTCAGTGATCTGTTTGATTCTAACATCATCAGGCACGTATTGTTTCTTTTTAAAGAAACCAAACATTATCTAAATCCTTTCTGTATTTTTTCTTTTGCCTATGGTATATTTTGAGATAAGTGTCCAATCAGACTTATCTTTATACGCTATAACTTTTATTTGATTCATTGGAACAACACTCAAATCGCTGGATTTAAGTACTCTTAATAAGTTCCATTCTTGAAGCAACAACGCTATAGTATTAGTTCTATTTCTATCTTCATCAGTAAAGTCTGTCCATTTGCCATCTAAAGCAAACATCTGTTTGAAGTGAACTAGGTAATACTTATTTTGTTTGTGTAAGATATGGCATGATTGATATAACTTTTTTTCTTTTCTTGAAGCAACACCGATACGTGTTAAAGTTTCCTTGATCTTTAAAAAGTTATCTTCTTCGATCAATTGAACTTCTAAAAAAGTTTCTATAAGATTCATGCCGGTTATCCTTCATTAATATCACCTCATTTTTTTGTTCTTATCAAGATCAACGTATAACTTCACAAAACGTTGTTTTTGATCATCGTTCATAAGAGACCAAACATCTTGCGCTTTGCGTAAAGATAAAGCGTTGAGCTCTGCGAGGCGCTCAATGTATTTATCATCTTCTTTTTTTGAAGATTTTAGCCACGGCTTAAATCGTTTTCTAGATGGAATGCTGTAAAAGTAATAATCGTATTGCATTTTTTTGTTTAAAAAATGACACGTATTCATTGCTTCTACGTGCATTAAGATATCTTGAAATGCGGATAAAGATCTATTAACTATGAACGGTGTATATTCTTTAGAAGTATCATCATCAAAGATATACTTCTTTGATTGTGACACTGAATTAATCATAGCCCATAGATCTACGAGTTTTTCTGGTTTAGTCATGATTAAATATACTCGAGTTCACGCATGCATTCAACGAAAAAAGCTAGTGTATTAATAGTAGTATCAGCAACAAACGCTGATTTATATTGATACTCTGCAATCTTCAATACAAGCACTGGAATTGAGCGCTTGGTAATATACTTATCGCAGTTATCATAAATGGTGCTAAAGATAACAGCGCTGTCTAGATCAGCATTATCAACGATCCATTTCCTAGTAGCATCAAACTCTTTGTTCTTAAGAAGATTAAACAGTTCATTGATAGTTACATCTTGAAAGTTATTTAAGATACCGCTATCGATACTACCATTCACCGAATAACGTTGTAGTTCGTTTAGAACTCGACGCCAATCGGGATAATACTTCTGAATAACTACAGCGAGAGCTCTTTTATCGTAAGATACATTCTCCTTTGTTAAGATACTTTCTACGCGCTTCATAAATTTAGAAGCTAGCTTAACACTATCTTCTTTTGAAATCTTAAAATCAATAACAGAACAGCGTGAGTGAAGAGCCGGAATGATTCTGTTCTTTAAGTTACATGTGAAGATAAAGCCGCAGTTCTTTGAAAACTCTTCCATGAAATTGCGGAGCGCCGGCTGAGTAGAGTTAGGATTAAGAAAATCAGCCTCGTCTAGAATGATATACTTTCTGCCGCCAGTCAACGATACTGAAGAAGCAAAGTTTTGAATCTCATAACGAAGAGTATCAATATTACCATTCAAAGAACCATTGATCATGATATAATCACAACCGAGCTCGTCTAGCATTGCTCGAGCAACAGTAGTCTTACCCATGCCGGACGAACCAGCTAGAATAAGATTAGGAATATTCTTCTGATCAACAAATTTCTGAAAGTTATTTTTTAGGTCAGCGGGAAGAATAGTTTCTTCAATAGTACGCGGACGATAAATTTCAGTCCACAAAAATTCATCAAGCATCACTGACTCCAATCATAATATAAAAATGGGGTAGGTTTCCCTACCCCTAAATTAACACACTCTATTATGTATGTCAACCAAACGTTGATGTATGTTCAATAGCAACAAAGTATTCAACATCAACTGAAGAAAAGTGCGAGATGCCCTTGGATGAAATACTAACATCATAATCACCGGGAATCATTTTCATGTTATCAGCTTTAAAAATAACACGGAAAGTATTTTCAGTCTCACCAACTTCAACCGAGAAATTACTTGATGAACTATTCTTTACATCAACTGCCTGAAGCGTAATAGTTTGACCGTCACCGACTACTGCTAGTTCTGGTAGATTGAGGATTCCCATAGCTTTAATAGTATCTTGCATGTCCTTTGCAGTTAATCTAAAAGCTGCATCGACTGACGGTAGCTGCAAGTCTTTATTTGGAGGCTTAACAATACTATCAACTTCCGAATAAAAATACTTAAATGAACGCTTGTTATCTGTAATCATAACGTGCGTATCACTAAAGGATAGATCCGGCTCAGTGAACATCGACATACAATTCATAAACTGAGGAACGTTATAAATTGCAAACTCCCTATCAAAGGCGTCTGGCACAGACGCTTTAGCAATGACCGTTTTAGTAGCAGTCATTGTGCGCAGTACATCTCCAGGACGTACTAGAATAGATTGATTGATTGTCGAAAAGTTCTTGAGGATAGCGAGAGTCTTAGCACTTAGTTTCATAATATAGTAATCTCCTTTAAGATCAATTTTTCTGCTTATTCTTGCCAAGCATGTCTGGTGAAGCTGTTGCCGGTGCGCCGATAGATGCTAGATCAATCAGAGAACCACCAAAGATATAGCTACCGACGTGCTGTAACTTCATCCATGGACAATAATATATCTTACAACCGATCTTTTGTAAATAGTGACAGAACCAATAATCTTCGCTAAGGTACCTTCTAGATTCTGGTTCAATCTCAGCCTGGAAATACATATGAATTTCACGCGAACCATCAAAGTGTTCTGTGCGAATGTGATCGGGCTTATAAGAATATTGAGGATACGCTTCTTTAAATTTAGTAAAAGTAGAGCGCTTAGTCATCATGAAACCAGTACCAACTTCAGAAACTTCGATCGGTTGATCGATCCTAACAGAACCGGTTCCAGCCTTTGGATTAAATACATAATCACCGACATAACGTTCTAGAACATTTGGATCATCATCCGCAATACCCTTATCTACAGCGAGTTTAATTTTTTCCCAAGAGATACACTTTTTAGGATAAGGTCCCGCTAAAACATCGTACTCACTATCATCAGACTGAAGTGCTAACATGGCTAATACATCACGTGGATCATAACCAATATCAGAATCAATGAATAACATGTGTGTACAGTCTGAACGCATGAATTCATCAACACAATAATTTCTAGCACGCGTAATTAACGACTCGTTAAACAAAAAATAGCTTTGCATATGAATACCGTTAGCAGCACAAATTGCTGTTAAATCTGCTGTTGATTTAGCAAACATACCCACACATTGACCACCATACATAGGAACTGCTAAAAATAATTTGCGCTTGCGCAGTTCATCCATTGAAATGGAAATTTCCATATTTTATTCACCCTTATTATAATGATCAACATAAAGACAAAGCATAATATAATGCATAGCTTTATATAAATCTGTTTTATTTTTTCCGTTCTTCTTTCCGTATCTCCAAAGATACTTCATTGCTGTATCGCGGGATGTAGTATTAGCTGTGCCCATAGCCATCCATGCATCAAAACATTCTATGTTTTCATCGGTTTTATAGTGCTCCTCATATGTTTTATCTATATATTCCATCATATCATCGAGAATAATACTCTCTGCATATTTGTAGTTAATCATTTATTTTCCCATAAAATTTTCTAGGCTGTTGGAGGAGGTATCTCCAACAGTATTGTGAGTCTTACCATGATTATACTGAAAAACTAAAGAATTGTCAACTAAATTTCTTTCATTATTAATAAAAGCTAATACTTCTGTTGCCATATCAGCTGCAGTTTGCACAGGAACATTCTGACAAATATGATTTACATTTTTTCTACTGGCATTTAATAACTGGAAATTATCTGGCATACCCATAATAGTCATAGCTTCACGATAATTTATATATCGATCTTCATCAGGGTGTGTTAACATAGTTGGATAATGACCGACAAACGCACCGATATAATCACGTGGTATCACTGTGCCACGGCGCATAAGGTTACCACCTTCGGCGATTTTGTTCAGTCTATAATTACACTTATCTACTTCACGCTCATAACCGTTAGCAGCCATCCATACACCCACTTTATCATAAGTGTGTCCCATAAGCTCGATATAAGATAGCACATCATTACCACGCGCATTAGCCGGTTCAATGATTTTAGTAAATTCAGAGTGAGTCAATCCACCATGAATTGCTTCTAAAATATATCTGTAATAAGGATCATCTCTGCTTGGTATCTTGGGATTGATAGGTACGCGCTGGCTGTTGCCTTTAGCTTCACGAATTACTTTTTCAATAGGATCTCTTTCTCTACGATAGTAATTGAGTAGGGGTGTCTTGTTTCCTTTCCAAAAGAAATAAAACGAGCGCTCTCTAATTTGTGAAACACCGTGAAATAAAGATTTAGTTCTATACACAGTCATAGTGTATCCAGCTAACTTACCAATCTCGTGTATCTTATTACGAACAGTTTCACCGATTTTTCCAGCAAAACCTGGTGCATTCTCACCATAAAAAACAGTCGGCTTAAGTTCATTCAACACGTAATTGGTTGTCTCAACCATCCATTTGTTATTCTGATTATGATCACCAAAGCCATGGGATAGCTGAGACAGGCCAGCACACGGACACACTGTATTAATTACATCAACACTCTTGTTTGGTTTTTCACCTCTATCGAGCAAGTAATATGGAACTTCATTATCATAATGAGCAACAATGTGTGAATCATTATTAATAAATGGTGTGTATGACAACAAATATTCTGGTCTAGAGCCGAATGTTTTTTCAGCTCCAAGTGTCATGCCACCAATCAACGGTACAATAGAAGCGTGTGTAATACTCATATTATGTAATCTCTGAAAAAATAGTATTAAACAAGCGTTGAAATACTTCCTCAGAATTTTGGTGTGACTTATAAAATTCGAATGCCATCTCTCTCCAATCGTCTCTCATAGCAGAATCATTCTCTAACATTCTAATAGTGTTCATGCATTCTTCCATATTATTATTTGATAACCAAATTGTACCAGTTCTAGAACACGCCGTCAATGGATCACCATATTTAGCGTGGGTGCACGAATCCCCGTATTCTTTACGAAACACAGGAATAGCACCGGTTGCTACGATTTCACAGTGAGTGTATTCGATTGAACGATGAATATACTTAGGATCCATATTAGATAACTGATAACCAAACCCAGTCGTTGACATGCGCTCTAGTAAAGGTGCGTTCTTAAACAGAGTAAAAACAACGGGTAACTTACCATAGTATTCGGTTAAATCGGTATTATCCGGATTCTTGTCGATTAAATTATTGAATTCAAACTTATTTTTAAAGTCTAAAAATGCTGGTGATTTTTCAATTCCTTCAAGAATAGTTAAACAACCAGTCGGTGTGAGATGATTACGAGCAAAATTAAACATTAGCTCGAATCCTTTCCAGAAAGTAGTTCTACCTATCCAGCGGTGAACGCGCGGATTAATTTGTTCAATAGACTTCCAGTAAGTATTCTTTACATCATCAAAATTCATTCCCGGTTGAAAATTAAAAATTCTTTTTTCAGAAACATTATCATCAAGAAAATTTGCTAAACCGGTGCTGCCGTTCATCTTTTTAACTTCATTAACGAAGTCATTGTTTGGTGCGTGTGAAAAGATAATATCCGATCTATTAACTACTTCTTCTAAACCATCGTTACGAATGATAGATAATTTATTATGATCGTGCTGAATAAGAACAACGGGTGTACTAACTTGATCTAAAATTTTTCGAAAATTAATTCCGACCTTTGGATCATGACCTTTCGAAGCACCCATTGGTCGCGAAGGCAACGAGTTAAGAATAACCATATCTGATTCGTTACAGATATTAACGATTGTTGAAATATTTGACTCATCAGCAAATTTTAGATGCACCAAGTTATCAAAAACATGCGCATCTTTTCGCGACCACGATTTATCTTTTGAAGCAACGATAGTATACTGGTGTCCGTGACTCTTGAGATATTTGGCCATCTCAACTGAGTATTTTGATACACCGCACCCTTCTAATCCTCTGCCCATTACAATAGTTACACGCATAATTAACACACTCCACTAATATAATTCTTGCATTCTTCTAATACATTTTTTTCGTATTCTTTATTATTTAATACGCGATTTCTGGGCGATGGGTGTGGTAATTTAAAAGACGATTTACCGATCATCTTAAGAATATCATGTGATACATTCCCCAGTGAAATAACAATATCATAGTCTTTAACACATGTGTTTAAGAATGTTTTATCAACACGCATTTTCTTAACATCACCAGAATAATGATAACAATTTACAAATGAAAAGTTCTTTACATTAAGATAATCCATCCACTTGTGGAGACGATCAAACGTGCTTTTTTTTCTACTAACACCAGTTGGTCCACCCGGTAGTGTAGACGGATTCATTCCAACTACAACAATTCTCATTCATGATACCAAACATATTCAATACCAGCTTCATCAAACATTTGTGATGTTTTTGACCATGAGTTAGACCATGTTTCCGGAATTTCTTGATCAGTGCAAATATAAACTTTCTTTACACCAACTTGAATAATACCTTTAGCACATTCAGAACACACTGGTAATCCATAAACAAACAAATGCGCACCGTCTAATGATACGCCATTGAACGTAGCATTATATATGACATTCATTTCTGCATGAACAACATACTTGTATTTTTGTTCACGATCATTTAATCTTTCTTCAGTATCTTTAATGCCACGCGGAAAGCCGTTGTATCCTTGTGATAAAATTTGTCCTTTAGATCCAACAGCGACTGCACCAATCTTTCTGCTTGGATCGAGAGACCAAGCAGAAATATCTTTTGCAAGTTTAAGATACCTAGAAATCCATTTATCAGATATGTTTTTGTGTGCCATATAATTCATCATACATTTTTTTAGTAATAGAAGTTTCACCGGTTTGAATATAGTGATCTAAAAGATAGAATTGAGAAGAATATAGATGCAAGCTTCCAACATTCCAATAAATGTAACCGCGCCTAATACCAAGATCATTAGCTAGTTTATCAAGAACATATGATTGCCAAGCATAATCGTTTCTATAACCAGCCCAAACATCGTTACTGCGCATTTGTACGATAGCATCTAGCTTACCGTATCTAATGACGTATTGAACAGCATTAGTGCACATGAAATCAGACATACCTTCATGATTATAATCTTCCCACATAGAAGGTCGTGTATAAATCATGATAGCGCGGCGTGAATTAGGTTTATTTTTTAATTCATTAAGAACGTTGTTGTATTGATTCCAATTATCATTAGACCAAATACACCATCCATAATTACTATTAATGTCACCTTCGGGTGTAGCCACGCTTTTCCAGATAGCAGGTGCACCACCGGGAATATCATTAACATTCCGCGACTGGGATTCATACCAAGCTAATTCACGCTTCACGTAATCATTATTAACTTTACCAAAAATAGTTGGTGAGTCTGCAATGAATGATGCACTTACAATTTCAATAGTCTTTACACCCGTTTTATCAATAACGAATTGTTCATTCTGATATAGGTAACAAAATTCAGACCTAATCTGATATACGTAATTACTATTATACATTGGTTTTTTTCTTGTTGAAGATGTCTAGATCAGCTGATTGACCAGGAATCTTTCCGCGGAGCCACGCAACAGCAAAAGAAGCGTAGTTAATTAAATCTTTGTAAGTATCTTCTAAAGATTCATAATTGGCAGAGTCTGGCCGACCAGATTCTAGTAATGACTGCGCTCTATAAAGCTTGCCCTGAAGAGTATCATGAATAGTATCGATACCACGACGATAATGCATAGCCTGTGTTACATTTGAATTTGGATTCTGATAATCTTGTGATTTACGTAATTGTAGATCAATACACTCCCTGAGAATTTTTACAGATTCACGCTCGTGCGTGATTAACCCATCAGAAACTGGAGGTGCGCGATAAACTACAGTACTAGGTGAACTTACTCCGGGGTAAGTAGTAGGTGATCTAATGTATGGTTGTGATGGTACATAAAGAAGATCTTCATTAATTGGAGCTGGAATACTTGGAAAATCACTAATTGGCGGCATTGCAGTATTGGTGATATGCCCTGAATTCAGGGG